CCCGTTGGCGTTCGTGTTGTTTGTGTTTCCGTGGGGTGAGACGGGGACGCCGCTGGAAAAGTTCTCTGGCCCTCGCAGGTGGCAGCGGGAAGTGCTGCGGGATATTGCGGAACACATCAAGCAGAACAACGGCAAGGTCGATTTCGACGTTTTCCGGATGGCGGTTGCCTCCGGTCGCGGTATCGGCAAATCTGCGCTGGTATCGTGGCTGGTGCTGTGGATGGTCACCACGCGGATAGGCTCAACTATCATCGTTTCTGCCAACTCGGAAGCCCAGTTGCGGTCGGTGACATGGGCGGAAATCACAAAGTGGCTGGCGATGCTCATCAACAGCCATTGGTTTGAGATATCCGCTACCCGTGTCATGCCCGCCAAGTGGCTGACAGAGTTGGTGGAGCGGGATTTGCTGAAAGGCACCCGGTATTGGTCTGTGGAAGGCCGTCTTTGGTCGGCGGAAAACCCCGATTCCTATGCCGGTGTTCACAACCACGACGGCGTGATGCTGATTTTGGACGAATCCAGCGGTATTCCGGACGCCATCTGGGACGTTGCGCAAGGGTTTTTCACTGAGAACACCCCGCATCGCTTTTGGCTGGCGTTTTCCAACCCCCGCCGCCCAGAAGGCTACTTTTTTCAGTGTTTCAACAGCAAACGGGACTTTTGGCGGACGAAAAACATTGATTCCCGCACCGTGGAAGGCACTGACAAGGCCGTTTACGAGCAAATCATCTCGGAATACGGCGAGGATTCGCCCCAGGCACGGGTTGAGGTGTACGGCGAGTTCCCTGAGACGGGAGACGATCAGTTCATTACCCCGTCGATGGTGGACAACGCCATCAAAACGCCGCGCTACAAGGACGAGAACGCCCCTGTGGTCATCGGCATCGACCCCGCCCGTGGCGGACTGGACTCCACCGTGATTGCGGTGCGGCAGGGGCGCGATTTGATAGCCCTAAAGCGGTATACGGGCGAGGACACGATGACGATTGTCGGGCGCGTGATTGACGCCATCGAGGAATACAAACCTACGTTGACAGTTATCGACGAAGGTGGACTGGGGTATGGCATCCTTGACCGCCTGAACGAGCAGCGGTATAAGGTTCGTGGGGTCAATTTTGGATGGAAGTCCAAAAACCCCGTCATGTGGAAAAACAAGCGTTCCGAACTATGGGGCGCGTTGCGTGACTGGCTACGGACGGCATCCATTCCCGACGACCGGCAGTTGAAAGCCGATTTGTGCGGGCCACGGAAGTTGCTTGACTCATCCGGAGCAATCCAGCTTGAGAGCAAGAAAGACATGAAGTCCCGCGGACTCGCCTCCCCCGACGCTGCGGATGCGTTGGCGGTCACGTTTGCTTTCCCTGTAGCACATCGGGAGTATACTGCCCGCAAAACCACCGTCAGGGCTTACCAAGGCGGCGGCGTTTCCAATTCCTGGCTAGGAGCCTGAAAAATGTCGTACCAGAAGCCTATTGGCGTTGCGTTTGAAGACCAGAACATCATCGGCGGCGACCGCGTGTATGTGGACTCGGAACTTGGCTACACCGCTGCTGCACAGGGAACGGTGACGCAGGCCACCAGCAAGTCCACGGCGGTGACGCTCAACAAGTCCGCCGGTCGCATCACAATGAACGGTGCTGCGCTTGCCGGATCAACCAACGTGTCGTTTACGCTTAACAACACCTACATCAGCACCAACGATATCCTGATGGTGCAGTTGTCCACGGGCAACACCGCCAATTCGTATCAGGTGTGGGTGGACAGCCTTGCCTCCGGTTCGGCGGTGATTGTGCTGCGCAATACGACGGCTTCCACCTCGTTGAGCGAGTCGGTGGTCATCAACTTTGCGCTCATCCACTGCGTGTAAGTCATGGCAAAAAGCGAGAAAGAGATGCTGGATACCATGCGGCAGCGGTTCAAGACCGCTATCGCAGCGTATTCAGATTCCCGCGAGGACGAACTAGACGACCTCCGGTTTCTCGCCGCAAGTCCAGACAACCAATGGCAATGGCCTGCGGATGTGCTGGCGACCCGAGGGTCGGTGCAGGGGCAAACCATCAATGCCCGCCCCTGTCTGACCATCAACAAGCTGCCGCAGCACGTTCGTCAGGTCACCAACGACCAACGGCAGAACCGGCCCTCGGGGAAGGTTATTCCCGCCAACGACGAGGCGGATATTGAGGTTGCGGAGATATTCGACGGCATCGTGCGGCACATCGAGTACATCTCGGACGCCGACGTTGCCTACGACACCGCCTGTGACAATCAAGTCACCTACGGCGAGGGCTACATCCGCATCCTGACCGATTACTGCGATGAAATGTCGTTTGACCAAGACATCCGCATTGAACGGGTACGCAATTCGTTCTCGGTGTACATGGATCCCAACATCCATGACCCCTGCGGCGCGGATGCTGAGTGGTGTTTCATCACGGAAGACATTCCGAAAGAGCAGTACGAACGCGACTACCCAAACGCCAAGCCCGTTTCAACGCTGATGACCTCGGGTGTTGGCGATCAGACGCTTTCGATGTGGATTACGCAAGACACCATCCGCATCGCTGAATACTTCTACATTGAACACAAACGCGCCACGCTGAACCTGTACCCCAACGGCATGACCGCTTTTGAGGGGTCACCAGAAGCGCAGCAGATGGCAATGATGGGCGTTCCCATCATCCGCCAGCGCCCCGCTGACCGCAAACAGGTCAAGTGGTGCAAGACCAACGGCTACGAATGCCTTGAGGAGCGCGACTGGGCGGGCAAGTGGATTCCTGTCGTCCGCGTCATCGGCAACGAGTTTGAGGTTGACGGGCAGATGTACGTCTCCGGCCTTGTGCGTAACGCCAAGGACGCGCAGCGGATGTACAACTACTGGGTTAGCCAGGAAGCCGAAATGCTTGCCCTTGCCCCCAAGGCACCGTTCATTGGCTACGGTGGGCAATTTGAAGGCTACGAGCAGCAGTGGAAGACTGCCAACACCAACAACTGGCCTTACCTTGAGGTCAATCCGGATGTCACGGACGGGCAGGGCGGGATGTTGCCGCTGCCGCAACGTGCTGCACCGCCGATGGCGTCTCCGGGCTTGTTGCAGGCCAAACTGGGTGCTGCCGACGACATCAAGTCCGCCACCGGGCAGTACGACAGCAGCATTGGAGCGACCTCCAACGAACGTTCCGGCAAGGCGATTTTGGCGCGTGAACGGCAAGGCGACACAGGCACATACCACTACGTCGATAACCTGGCTCGCGCCATTCGCTATGTGACGCGCCAACTTGTTGACCTCATCCCGAAAATCTACGACACGCAGCGCGTGGCGCGGATCATCGGCATCGATGGGGAGACCAAGAACGTCCGCATTGACCCCAACCAGCCCATGCCTGTCCGCAAAGTGGTGGATGAGCAGGGCGTGGTAGTCGAAAAAATCTACAACCCGTCCGTTGGCAAGTACGATGTGATGGTCACGACTGGCCCGTCCTACATGACCAAGCGTCAGGAAGCAATGGAGGCCATGTCGCAGATTTTGCAAGGCAACCCGCAATTGTGGGCGGTTGCTGGCGATTTGTTCGTCAAGAACATGGATTGGCCCGGCGCGCAGGAAATGGCGAAACGTCTTGCCAAGACCATTGACCCCAAATTGCTACAGGATGCGGACGAAAACCCCGCCCTTCAGGCGGCAAACCAGCAGATTGAGGCAATGGGGCATGAGATGGAGCAGATGCACGAGATGCTCCAAAAAGTGCAGTCCAGCATGGAAGCCCGCGAACTTGCCATCAAGGAGTTTGAGGCCGAGGTCAAGGCATTCCAGGCGGAGACGCAGCGGATTGCCGCCGTGCAGGAATCCATGACGCCCGAGCAGATTCAGGACATTGTGCAGGGCACCATCGCCGCCGCCATCGACACGGGCGACCTTGTAGGCGGGATGCCGCAGATGGAAATGCCTGAGATGGAAACCGAAATGCAACCGCAGATGCAGCCCGAGATGCCGGAGGCACCGCCCAATGTCATGTAAAGAATTCGTCGGGCTGTTGTTTGCGGCCCGTGATGTCGCGCACAGCGCCCATCTCAACACCCGCTCCTACGCCAAGCACGTTGCCCTCAACGGGTTCTACGATGGCGTCATTGACCTTGCGGACAAGTTTGCAGAGGCGTATCAGGGGCGGTACGGGCTGATTGGTGCCGTGTCCATGCCGCAGGTTAAAAAGTCCGCTAACATCCTTGAGTTCATTGAAGGTTCGCTCAAGGATGTTGAGGCGATGCGGTACAAGGTGTGCGACAAGAACGACACGCCGTTGCAGAACATCATCGACGAGATTGTGGGCTTGTACCTGTCCACCATCTACAAGCTCAAGTTCCTCGCATCAGGAAACCGCGATGGAATTGTTACGCCCACTCATGGACTCGCAGTTTGCTGGCGCAAACGCGGCCTACACCGGCACTGCCGGATCTACGTCCACGTGGCCTGCTGGCCCGCAGGGCGTCCTCGTGACCTGCACGACCGCTGCCTACGTCCGCGTGGGTGAGAACGTGACGGCGACCACGGCTGACACTTACGTGCCTGCCAACACGCCGATTCTGTTCTACGTCCCGCAGCCTGGCGGTGGCGGTGGTACCGGTGCGGCGTGGCGTGTGAGCGCCATTCAGGTCGCCTCCGGCGGTACTGTCTACGCCAAGCCGTGTAACATCCGATGAGTTGGGGAGTCGCAACGCAGAACGGCGTGTCCGTTTCGATAGCGTCGATAGTGTCGCTATCCAGCGGTGCGACTGAATTCAGCCCTTACGATCTATTTACCGGCGGCGCGAAGGGCGCGTGGTACGACCCCTCCGACTACAGCACGCTGTTCCAAGACTCCGCAGGCACGACCCCCGTCACTGCGGTGGAGCAGCCTGTCGGGCTGATGCTGGACAAGAGCCAAGGTTTGGCGCTGGGAAGTGAGCTGGTCACTGGTTCTGCGTCTGCGTACAGCGGCAACGGAACGGTTGCAACGGTTGGCGATACGGTCACGGCAACCTGCACAACAAACGGCATTTACGGCATCACTTGGCTATCGACTTTTGTCAGCAACCTGTGGGTGCTTTTGACGGTTGAGGTTGTTACAAACTCCGCGTCTAAGTCTCTGCTCATCTTCCCTAACGGCAACTCAACTGCTCTTGCTGGCGGAACAACAACGGGCAGCAAATCGTTCATTGCACTTGCGCCGACCGCAACAGGTTCAACCCGCTGCCCGATTTTCTACATCAACGGCCTTGTTGGCGAGTCGTTCTCAGTTCGTCTTGTCAGCATCAAGTCTTATGCAGGCAACCACGCCTCGCAATCCACCGCCGCCTCTCGGCCTGTGCTGCGGGCGCGGTACAACCTGCTGACGTACTCCGAGCAGTTTGATAATGCGGTGTGGGCAAGAACGGGGCTTGATGCTTTCGGTTCCGGCTCTGTTGCCAACGCCACGACAGCGCCCGACGGCACCACAACTGCCGATTTTATTCGCCCCGGAACTACTTTGTCCGGGCAGCGGCTAATTCAAAATCCAGTTCCATCGCAGACGGCGCAAACGCTGTCGATTTACGTCAAAGCAAGCGGCTATTCAAAGGTTGCACTGAAAGAATCTCAAACAACCGGCAATTACGCATCGTTTGACCTTTCGAACGGCACCGTGCTGGCAAACACTGCTGGCGTTGGCACTTCAATCACTGCGCTGCCGAACAGTTGGTATCGAATCAGCATGACGCTTGCAAGCGCCACCTCATGTGGCCTGCAGGTTTCTGTGCTTGCACCTGTATACACGACCGGCGACCCAAATGGCTCCACGTTCTCCGGCGACGGCACCAGCGGCGTTTTTGTTTGGGGCGCAATGCTGAATCCCGGCTCCTCCGCCGGCACCTACCAGCGCATCGCTGCGGCGACCGATTACGCGACGGCGGGGTTCTTGCCGTATCTTGACTTCATCACTGACGACTCTTTCAGCACGGGAAGCATCGACTTTACCGCGACGGACAAGATGTTCGTTTGTGCTGGCATCACTAAAAACAGCGACTCAGGAACCGCTACTGTTCTAGAAGCAGGAACAAATGCTTACTCGTCGGCTGGGTTTAATTTGTTTGCGCCAAGAGACGCAACAGCAGCAACATACGGATTTAGCCTTTATCAAACGGCTTTGGCATCATACTCAGCGGCTACTTTTGCTGCGCCAATTACATCGGTTGTTTCGTGCGCTTATGACTATGCAGGCGCAACTATTGCCGATGAAATTAAGCCTAGAATAAATGGCGTTATTCCGTCATTGACGATTCAAAACGCAGGACCGGCAGGCACTGGCAATTTTGGTAATTACTCGCTGTATATTGGTCGCCGCAACAATGCATCGCTGCCGCTAAATGGGCGTATCTATCAGATGATTGTCTGCGGCAAGACCCTGAGCGCATCCGAACTCGCCAGCACTGAAGCGTTTGTCGCAACCAAGACGGGGGTGACGCTGTGAGCGCGGCCCTGAAAAATTACCTTTTGAGTCGCTGCAAGGTAAGCCAGGAAAGCGGCTGCTGGATTTGGGACGGCCCTGCTAGTAGAACTGGGCATGGACATTACACAAAAGACAAAAAGTCTTTGATGGCTCATTACGGAGCGTGGGTAGCGTGGAACGGCGACATTCCTGACAAGATGCGCGTAAAGCACAATTGCAGCAATCGCTTGTGCATCAACCCGCGCCATCTTCGGCTTGAGTACGTCAAGTGCTACAAAACACATGATGTTGAATACATTCTTGCCAACTCAAAGCCGAACGAATTGACTGGATGCCGCAACTGGCAAGGCAGACTCAATGCAAAGGGTTACGGCATCATTTCGGTTGGCAAGGCATCGGTGATGATGCATCGCGCAGCATGGGAATGCCAAAATGGTCCAGTGCCTGACGAAATGATGGTATGCCATCGTTGCGATAATCCGCGATGCGTGAATCACGAACATTTGTTTATTGGAACGATTGCCGATAACCATGCGGACATGGTTTCTAAAGGAAGGCAGCAGAAAGGAAGCGGTCACTATCGGGCCAAGTTAACTGAAGCGGATATTGTTGCCATTCGCAATTCCGCCGAACAAAAGCCTGCGCTTGCTAAAAAATACGGCGTCTCTTACGCAACAATTAAAAGCATAGTAAATCGCCAAAATTGGAAGCACGTATCATGAGCGATTGGTCGTTCAGAACTTTAATTTGCACCGCCGCCACCGCGCCGCTGGCCCGCGACATCGCCGCGACTCTCTCGCCATCCGGCGGGCAGAATATGTGGCTCACGGGTTTGTCTGCTACGGGCACCGCGCCTGCAACGCACTACGTCTCGACCGGCCTCATCTCGCCTGAGTTCGCCATGCTCGTTCCCGAGCAGGTGTGGGAGCAGGACGAGGCTGGCGACTGGGTGCAGACGGGCAGCAGCCCCGGCGACCCGGTGCTGTGCTACCAGATGTGCGTCGCTGCGGGCATGAGCGTGACGCAGGCGCAGATTGACGCGGTGTACGCCACGGCGGATGTCACGCAGCAGGAGCCGTTCACGGCGTTTGCGCGGATGGGCTTGCAGATGGTGCAGGTGCCGCTGTGAGAGCACCTCGCGTCCGCAAGGCACGCCACGTTGTCCGGTGGTTCCTGAAGGCTGCTGGGCGGTACGCCGTGTGTCTGCCGCCGCGTGGGATCTACGTGCTGCCCGGACGGGCTGGTGAGCCGGGATTGCTGCAACACGAGTTGGTGCATTGGCAACAGGCCAAGCGCATGGGCGTCATCAAGTTTTACGCCGTCTACCTGTGGTACACGCTGCGGCACGGCTATTGGAACAACCCGCTGGAACGGGAGGCCCGTGAAAACGGATTTGCCGACCAGCAAAATTGACTTGCCAAACAACGGGAGTATGATGGCTCCCAACCGTACTGGTGAGGAACACCAGGGATTCCACGGAATCAACCATGTCTGAAAATGCTGATGTTGAAGTTGTAGCGGTTGACCCCGCGCCGGAACAGGTCGCCACGGCAGCACCTGAACCCGTCGTAGAAACGCCGGAAGCAGAAAAGCCTACAAAGACGTTCACTCAAGAGGAGTTGGACGCAATTGTTGGCAAAAGGCTTGCTAGAGAGCAGCGTAAGTGGGAACGGGAACAGGCCCTGAGAGCCGCACAGGCTTATCCGGAAGCGCCCGCTGAACTACCGCCTGCCGATCAGTTTGAATCCGTGGACGCCTACGCAGAAGCGTTGGCTTCCAAGAAAGCGGAAGAACTGCTTGCCAAGCGCGAAATGCAGCGTATGCAGATGGATATGCAGCGTCAGTTCCTTGAACGTGTTGACGAGGCGATGGACAAGTACGACGACTACAAACAGGTCGTTGAGAACCCCTCGCTCCGCATCACGCCCATCATGGCAGACACCATCCGCGCAAGCGATGTTGGCCCCGACGTAGCGTACTACCTCGGTTCCAACCCGCGAGAGGCAGACAGGATTGCCGAACTTCCGCCGTTCCTTCAGGCAAAGGAGATTGGCAAGTTGGAGGCCAAGTTGGTCGCCAGCCCGCCAGTCCGCAAGACCACTTCTGCGCCTCCGCCTATCGCACCTGTGTCCAGTCGTAGCAGCAGCAGTCCGTCGTATGACACGACCGACCCGCGCAGCATCAAGGCCATGTCCACTTCCGAGTGGATTGAGGCAGAACGGCAGAGACAGTTGCGGAAGCTGGAAGCGCGGCGTTGATAACACCGCAACTTCTCAAAATGTAACAGGAGAGAAATGTGAGCAATTCATTGCTGACGATTGACATGATCACGAGGAAGGCTCTCGAGATTAATTAATGGTCTCGGCCAGCGGTAACGCTGGTGCAAATTAACCGTGTGAATTCGGTG